TCTCGGGGACTTGGAAAAGTTCTCGGAGACTTGGCCTCAATGGGGTTTGATGCGAGATGGGGAGTGTTGGGAGCAGACTCCGTTGGGGCTTGTCACCATTGAGAAAGAATTTGGATATTGGCCTACACCGACCGCAACGGATTGGAAAGCCACAGGGAAATTGGAAACACTAAAACGGCAAGGGGACAAGAATGGGGCTGGGCATCAGAACAGACCACAATACCAATATGCCCGCAAATACAACATGAAGATGCCGTTAGCCGCGCAAGAGATATTGATGAAGTGGCCGCTAGGGTGGACAGACTTAAAGCCATTGGAAATGGACAAGTCCCATTGTGCGCCGCAACAGCATGGAAATTACTCAGTGAAAGAATTTAATGACTAGCCTCACAACAATATTCCCCAACGGTTTTGCAGTGGCCACAGCATCGACTGACCTGGTTGATCCGGTTGCCAGTTTTAGGAAGCACTGCGAAGTGGCGGGGCTGACCATCAAGGAGCTGATATCTGATGGTGAAATCCACCGGGTGCCTCACGTGTCGAGCAAGAAGGGGGCACTAGACGGTTGGTACATCTTGCACACTACCGGCAAGATTCCTGTGGGGGTCTGTGGCTGCTGGAAGGAGCCAACATTTGAGGCCAAGTGGGTGGCAGACACTGGGCGGGGCATGAGCTTTAGCGAGAGGCTTGAGCATGACAAGTGGGTGGGTGAGTTCAAGGTTAAGCGAGAGGCTGAACGGATGGCATCCCAAGCGCAGGCAGCGGACAGGGCAGAGGAAGAGGTATCGACCTACACGGATGCCAGCGCAGACCATCCTTACCTGGTGCGTAAGCGCATTGAGGCTCATGGGGTCAAGATTGACCGGGCTGGCAGGTTGGTGGTGCCGGTGATTGACCAGGCGGGCGAGATACTAAGCTACCAGACCATCGATGCTGATGGCAACAAACGGTTTTTGAAGGGTGGCAAGATCGAGGGCGGCTTTTACGAGTTACGGGGTAACAGGAAGGTGATCTTTATTGGCGAGGGGTTTGCCACTTGCGCGAGCATCCATGAGGCTACTGGGTACACCACGTTGGTGGCGTTTGACTGTGGCAACTTGGCCAAGGTAGCCAAGGCGGCCAAGGAGATGTTCCCAGGGTCCAAGATTGTGATCGGTGCAGACAATGACCAGTTCACTGAGGGCAACCCTGGTATCACCAAAGGGAAAGCTGCTGCTTCCCTTGTTTTTGGTGAGATTGTGTATCCCAACTTTGCGGAGTCTGACTTGTCCAATAAACCAACAGACTTTAATGATTTGCACGTGTTACAGGGTTTGGATGCGGTAAAAGAGCAAATCGAGCGAGTGGCAGGGCCGGTTAAGGACAAGCTGGCATTTGAGTTCACCAGGGCAGACAATTTACAGCTCACCCAGATCCATTGGGTGGTGGATGACTACATTGAGAGCGATTCACTGGCTCAGGTGTTCGGTGACCCGGGCGGTGGCAAGAGCTTTGTGTCAATCGACATAGCTTGCTGCATAGCTACCGGCAAACCATGGCACGGGCACCAAGTACAGCAGGGGGCGGTGTTCTACATTGCCGGTGAAGGCCATAATGGCCTTGCTAGGCGGTTCAAAGCATGGGAGCTGGGGAACGGCATCAGCTTGCAAGGTGCGCCACTGTACAAGAGCCACAGGGCTGCACAGCTGTACGACAGCACTGAGGCGGCCATCGTGGCTGAGTCGGTCAAGCAGCTGTCAACTGAGGCAGGCTGCATACCCAGCATGATCATCATCGACACCGTGGCCAGAAACATGGGCGGCGATGAGAACAGCACTCAAGACATGAATGCCTTTATCCAGCACTTGGACACCTACCTGCGCCAACCATGGAAGTGCTGCGTTCTGGTGGTACATCACAGCGGTGCCATGGATAAAGAGCGCAGCAGGGGGTCTACAGCTCTCAGAGGCGCACTGGACGCAGAGTACAAAGTGGCGCTGGACTCAGGCACCAAAACCATTCAGTTTGAGTCCAGAAAGATGAAAGATGCCGAAATGCCAGCGGCCAAAAACTTTCAGATCACCCAAGTCGATCTGCCAATCCTAGACAAACACAACCTGCCAGTCAAAGGCGCATACCTCACCAGCGTAGACATCAGCGGTTTGGTCAGCCAAGTTCAGAAGAAAACTTACCTCTCACCAAACCAAAAACTGGTCATGGAATGCCTGGTACTGATCGAAGTTAAGCGCGAACAGGACAACCTCGCCAACTATCCAGTGCAGTACGACGAGTGGCGAGAGAGCGCCAAAGAGCATGGCGTGAAGAACAATAGATTTTGGGAAGTAGTGAAAAGTATGATAGCCAAGGGTATGGTGGTGGAGGTGGAAGGTGGGTATCAGAGTCATCCAGACCATCCGAAACCATCCGAAGTCATCCGAATCGGATGAGTAAGGATGCATCCGAATTATCATCCGAATCATCCGAAGTCATCCGAAGTCATCCGGGTTCCCACCCCGCCAATCATCCGAATCCTTCCTCCTGTGTCTATAGACACAGGAAGGATCGGATGGCGGATGGGCCGGATGGGATCGGAAGGATCGGGAAATGGGAAAGACGGGAAAGGGAACAGGAAATGATCGAAATTAGGATGCCAGTGAAGATTGTGTCGGTTGCGAACTTAAGGTTGCATTGGGCTGTGAAGGCAAAATTGGCCAAAAGTCACCGGTCAAAAGCGTTCAGCGCCCTGGCGTCTGTTGCCGCACCACCAGCTCCACCATGCACACTGGTGTTGACCAGAGTCGCACCGCGAGCATTAGACGGTGACAACCTACAGTCAGCCTTCAAAGCAGTGCGCGATGGGATAGCTGATTGGCTTGGCGTCGATGATGGCCATCAACAACTTGATTGGCAATACAAGCAGCGCAAAGATGGCCCCAAAGTCTACGCGGTCGAAATCGAGGTGATAGCATGATGGGGCTGACTTCAGTTGCCGTCAGCTTTTGGGGGAAAGTTGATTCTGTGTGCCAACATACCGAGGCTGTTGGTAATGAGGAGCTGTGGGACAGCACGCGAAAGCGGAAAAGAGGAACTAACAGCACAGATTCAGCGAGTACCCCGCTTTTTTGGCATAACAAACAATTCAATTGTCGCTGTGGGCGATTCTCGAAGACAATTTTCCCAATTACGCGCACGCGCACGGGGCAGGCATGAAAACTTTGGCAGAAAAAACAACTAAAAGCGGCGCGATTATGGGCAGACCGGTGGAATTTCCAATTGAAAACCCAGTCTGGCAGCAGATCATTGATGAGATTGCTGGCGGCAAAAGCCTGTCTGGCGCTTTGCGTTTGGAGGGAATGCCAAGCTATGGTTTGGCCAAGCTGATGATCCGAACCAACCCAGAGTACAAGGAAGCCTACGAAAAGGCCGTAGAAGACCGCGCAGACCGTTTGGCGGAGGAGATTGTTGAGTTGGCTGATATGGTGCCTCCAGACGGCTTAGAAGGCACTGCAATGAGCGCCTGGGTGAATCAGAAGCGGTTACAGGTCGATGCACGCAAATGGGTGGCCAGCAAGCTCAAGCCGCGGACGTATGGTGATCGGCTTGATGTCAGCGTCAGCGACAACCGGATCAGCGTTATTCAGGCGCTAGAGCAGGCGCAAGCTCGAGTGCAGATCGGCATGGCCAAGTCGGACGACATCACTGACGTAGAGCCGAAGTAGTATGTGCATATCTTTTAACGCTAAGTCATTGATCTATATGCTCTCTTACGAATTGCTTACAGAATCCATTTTACACGATGTCCATTATGTTAAGTCGATTGTGGATAACTCATGCGTTTCTGCCTACTAATTGTGCAGAATGTAGTTGTCCACAGGGCAATGTGTCTAACCTTGGCCTGATCATGCGCTCAGCCTGTGGATAACTTCCCAATTGCGCTTGGTCATGGCCGGATGTCGTGCGGCCAGCGCCCATGGCCTGCCCATCGGCTGGCCGGGCGGGGGGGGTAGGGCCAGCGCAAAGGCCGCGCCGGAACGGGCGGTATCACGAACAATTTTTTATTTTTTTAATGTACATTTCAATTGCTGGCGCATAGCAACTGGATTGACCAACGCTCCTTAACTTTGTATTTCTAGAACTCCCTGCGCCAGCTTTTATTTGGTATATTAAGCCGATCAAAACAGGTTGGCACCACAACCAGCACCAGAGCAGCCAGCAAACTACCTAATGTCGCCATACTGATGCAAACCACAATTTACAAATCCGAAGAAGAGCAAAAGCTGATGGTGGAGTTATGGTCACCGGCCATAGCTGATGATCCGGAGGCTTTTGTGCTTTTTGCATTTCCTTGGGGCCAGAAGAATACGCCGCTGGAGAAGTTTAGTGGCCCACGCAAATGGCAAAGGGAAGTCCTACGCGACATTACCGCCCACATCAAAAAGCAAAAGGGTTTGATTGACTATGACACCATCCGCATGGCCGTGTCATCTGGTCGAGGCATTGGCAAATCAGCCCTGGTGTCCTGGTTGATTTTGTGGATGCTAACCACCCGCATTGGTGGCTCAGTAGTGGTCAGCGCCAACAGCGAGAACCAGCTGCGCTCAGTTACTTGGGCTGAGTTGACCAAATGGGCAGCCATGTTGATCAACAGCCACTGGTGGGAGATTAGTGCTACCAAACTGGTGCCAGCGCAATGGTTGACCGAGCTGGTGGAGCGCGATTTAAAGAAAGGCACACGCTACTGGGCTTGTGAAGGCAAGCTCTGGAGTGCTGAGAATCCCGATTCTTACGCTGGTGTGCACAATCAAGACGGCATGATGTTGATTTTTGATGAATCCAGCGGTATACCTAACCCGATTTGGGAAGTTGGAGCTGGATTTTTTACAGAAAACACGCCGGACCGGTACTGGTTTGCATTTTCCAACCCACGGCGCAATGAAGGGTACTTTTTTGAGTGTTTTCACGCCAAACGGGACTTTTGGACGTCAAAAATTGTTGATGCTAGGACGGTGGAAGACACCGACAAGTCGATTTATCAGCAGATCATTGCCGAATATGGCGAAGATTCAAGCCAGGCCAAGGTTGAGGTGTATGGGGAGTTTCCTTCAGCTGGCGAAGACCAATTTATCAGCCCGGTGATTGTGGATGATGCTGCCAAGCGCCCGCGTTACAAGGATTTGACGGCACCAATCATCCTTGGAGTTGATCCAGCCAGGGGTGGCGCAGATTCAACCGTGATTGTGGT